TCGCAGCGAATGAAGCGCGCGAGGCGGAGAAGCTCATGCATCGCCGTCGCCTTTCTTCGCCCCACGTAGCCGGGCGAGGACGAGTTCGATGAAGGCGGGGCCGAAGACGCCAACGAGATAGGCGGCCGAGCCTGCCGCCCCGCCTGCGGGGATCGCCTCGGGCGGCAGGCTGAGCCAGGCAGTGATCACGGCCATGGAGAGGCTGCCCATCCCGGCCGCGATCAGCCCGCCGAGCAGGATGTGGCGCAGCGCATCGCGCAGCCGCATCTTCGTGGTCAGCGCGTTCGTCGCGCCGCCGAGCGCGCCCCAGGCGGCGAGGATCACGGCGGTCGATGCCGCGAGTTCGCGCAGCACGGCGGCCACAAAGCTGCCGGTGTCGTTCATCGCCGGATCTCCAGAAGCGGAATGGAGGTGATCGAGCCGAGCCGCTCGAGGTCGAGCGTCACGTCGAGCACGTCGGTGTCGAAGCGGACCGGCACGTCGAACTCGAACCCGGCGGTGATCGCGACGCCAGCGCCCGGCGCGGCGCTGAAGGTGACGACGCCGGTGGCGGTGTCGACGGACCAGCCGGAAAGCTGCTCGACTCCGCCGAGGGCGATGCGCACGCTGCCGGCCACCGGCTTGGCGATGGCGCGCGTCCAGGATTGCGCGCCCGAGGCGTAGCGCTTCACCAACTGGAAGGCGCTCGTCGTGCCATCGCCGGTGCCAATGATCTGATCGGTCGGCGATGGCGTGCCCGAGGGCAGGCAGGACTTGTGGTCGCCCCAGTCCTTGAAGCGGAAGCCATGGAGGCGACCGTTCCGGGCCTCGAAGAAGGCGACAACAGCCGCCAGATCGTCGGCACGCCGGATGCCGTAGGCCACATCGTAGCGGCGGCGCGAGTTGGCCCAGGTTGCGTTGCGCTCCTCGTCGCCAGAGGCAAGCTCGACGATCTGCGTGCGCCGCTCCGGCCCGCCCCGCGCGCCACGACTGATGTTGTCCGGGAACCGGACCTCGTGGAACGCCATCACATGCCCCTCCGCCCGAGCGACACGGCGCGGGCGATGTCCGCCGCGACCTGCGTGCGGGACTGCCGGAAGCTCTCGGCGTCGCGGGCCATGATGGTCACGTTGACGCCGCCGCCCGCGCCGTAGCTCTGTGCCTCCCGCCGCGACAGCACCCGTTCGCCGCGTTGCAGGATCGCGGGCACTTCGTCGTGGCGAAGCCCCGCCATGCCGCCACCATGCATCCGGGGCGCAGCGGCGAAGGCCATGGCCGGGACCATCCGCGAGGGTCCGGCCGATCCGACCATCCCGCCCGCATGCAGGACGTTGGCGAAAATGCCGCCCGCGCCGGAGAATACGCCGGAGAGCGCGTTTGCGATCGGCCCGAGGATGAACCGCCGTGCCGCCAGCTGGGCGAGATCAGCCAGCAGCGAGGTGACGAGGTCGCGGAAGTTCAGCTTGCCGGTCTTCACGAACTGGCCGACGGCATTTTCGGCGGACTGGAAGGCGCCGACGAGGCTCTGGCCGATGTCGCCGCCGATCTCGCGCGCCTTGCTGGCGTAGTCCGACAGCGCCGCCGTGACCGCCTGCCAGCCGGTGACGGCGGCCTCGGTGTCCGGTTCCGCTGCAGCAGCCGCAGCCCCGGCGGCCGCACCGGCCCCCGTCGCGGCACGTCCTGCATCGCCGAGTGCCGTCTCCAGCCGCTCCGCGGCACCCGTGGCCTCGGTCAGCGCATCGGCACTGGCCTCGTCGGTGCCGCGCACCGCATCGCGCAGCGCCTGCCAGCTCTCAAGAGGGGCGCGGGCCCCTTCGGCCAGATCGCGGGCCGCCCCTCGATAGAGGTTCGCGGACTCGAGCGCCCTGTTCGCCGCCTCGCCCAGACCGAGATCGGGCGCGGTCAGCGGGTTGTCCTCGAAGGCTCGATCGAATGCTGCCTGCGCTGCGGTGGTTGCGGCGGTCGCCGCCCCTTCGAAGCGGTTCTCGATCTCGCCGAGGTCGAGGTCCGGCACCAGCGAGATGCGCCGCTCCGACCCGAGGGCTTCGAGCCCCTGATTGATGCCGCCGATGAAGCTGTTAATGCGCGAGACCACGCCGTTCAGCATCGCCTCGACGCCGTCGACGAGGCTGTTGGCCGCCTGGAACGCCAGATCGCCGATGGCGGCGGGCAGCAGGCCCCAGATCGCCTTGATCGCCTCATAGGCGCCCTCGAAGGTGTTCGCGGCGGTGTTGCCGAAACCGACGACGCTCTCGATGGCGCTCTGCATTCCGGAGGCGGCGTCGGCCTTCAGGTCAAAGAACATCGCCGTGGCGGCAGCACCCGCCGCAGCGGCGCCCATCCTGATCCGGTCCCAGACCTCGACCGCGAGGTCCTTCAGGAGCGACATGGCCTCGCCGAAACCGCCCGCACCGGAGACGAGACGGGTGAACTGATAGACGAGCTCGCCCGCGCCGACGATCAGCGCGCCGATGCCCGTGCGGATGAGCGCCCCACGCAGGACGACAAGCGCGGTGGCGAACCCACGCACCGACAGCGCGGCGGCGGCCAGCCCGGCGACCCAGCGTCCCGCAAGGAAGGTGGCGAAAGTCACGGCATAGGTGGTCAGGCGGCCGATATTGTCGAAGAGGCCGCGAATGGCGATGCCGAGCGGCCCGGTGCGGCTGGCAATGGCAGCCATGGCATTGGCGACGGCTTCCAGCGCGGGAGCCGCGGCGACCGCCAGCTGGTTCGACAGCCCGCGCCAGATCAGCCCGAGCCGCGAGATGGCGTCGTTCGTCCGCTCGATCTGGTCGGCGTCCTGTTCCGAGACCACGACACCGAAGGCGAGCACGTCCTCGGTCGCCTGGCGCAGCGTCGCGGTGTCGATCCGCGACATGGCGATGGAGCCTTCCTCGCCGAAAAGCTGGCCCGCGACGGCGGCGCGTTCGGCCGCGGGCACGAAGTTCTCGATTGCGGCGTTGATGGCACCGACCCGCTGGTCCAGCGGCAGCGCGATCAGGTCGTTGGCGGAAAGGCCCAGCCGGTCGAGCGCGTCAGCAGCCGGGCCTGTCCCGGCGGCGGCCTGGCTCAGACGGCGCGTCAGATCCTTGGTGGCCTGCTCGATGCCGGACATCGAAACGCCCGCCAACTCGCCCGCGCGCTCCAGCGTCTGGATCGAGGCGACGGTGGTGCCGAGCGACTGCGCGAGCTTCGCCTGCGCATCGACGGTCTGCAGGCCGGAGCGGATCATGGCGACACCGGCCGCCGTGGCCGCAGCCACCGCAGCAGCGGCGGCCACACGCACCCGGCGCGAGAAGGCCGCGAGCCTTGCGTTGGCCGCTTCCATCTCCCGGCTCAGCCGTCCGAAGCCGCGCGACCCGGCTTCGCCCACGCCTTCCAGCTCGGCACGCACCTGCCGACCGCCGACCGCGGCAAGGCGGACGCTGACGCGTTTTTCAGCCATTGGGGCGTTCCATCTGTTCGTTGAGCTTGGCCACCATCACCGCTTCGATGACGGGCACCAGTTCGGCCGCGACGGCGGGCGGCACACCGAGGGCGTCACCGAGCGCCAGCGCCGCCGACATGTCCCAGCCGATCACCGCGCCGGGCAGAACCCGGAGTTGGCCGCCGAGGCGGCCGACCAGGTCCCAGACCTGCCAGCCCTCATGGGTCAGCGGCCGGTTCAGCCGCGCCGGGCAGCCTTCGCACGCCGTTTGGCAGGCGTCGCAGTACCGGTCGCCCCCGCCGAAGGACCATTCGGCGAGAGCGCGGAGGCGTTTTTTTCCTGCTCCAGCAGCAGACCCTTGGAAACGTAGGTCAGCTGGAAGGCTTCGAAGATCGGCCAGACATCGAGCAGCGCGTCGATGGCCTCCGGGCTCGGGTCGATCACGTTGCCGTCCGCGTCCCCGATGCCGTCCCAGGCCAGTAAGGCACGCCGCGCGAGCGCCTTCGCGAAAGCGACGGCGCGTTCCTCGTCCGAGGCTTCTTCCGGAACGGCCTCGACGGCCGGGTCGCTGCGTGTCGCCACCATCAGCGCCGTGGTGAGCGGGCGCAGCTGCACCCGAACGCCGGGGGCGACGTCGTGCCAGCGCGGCGCGTTGGTCAGGTCGAGCGTCAGCATTAATAAGTCTCCACATCGTTCACGAGGGTGGCGGTGCACATCCGGCCAACGACGCTGTCGCGGGCGGCCTGCCAGTCGAAGGTGGCCTGCACGCCCTGCGGCCCGGAAATCTCGATCCGGGGGCGCGGCAGGTAGACGGCGTGCACGGTGAAGGTGAAGCTCTCGCCGGAAGGCAGGACGTAGGCGAATTCCATCTCGCAGGCCTCGCCATTGATCGCCTGCGTCACCAGCGTCTGATCGGCGAAGCGCACCTCGATCCGGCCGGTCAGCGCCGCGATGGACGGGTCCGCACCATCGATGCGACCGTCCGAGCGGATGGTCTCGATCCGGTCGAGGTTGTTGACATAGGTGATCTCGGCCGAGACCACGTTGCCGAGGGCGGTGCCGTTGCGGGTGATCGCGCCATTGAAATGGCCGAACCGCTTCAGTTCCAGCGCGGCGGGCGTCCCGGCGCTGGTCGTTGTGCCCACCGTCTCACCCTGCGCCACCAGCCGCGCGGTTGCCGTCAGCAGGCCAGACCGCTGCATCTGCCAGGTGATCTGGTCGAGCACGCAGCCCGAGTACATCGCATAGCGGGGCACCTCGGGCATGCCGGTCTCGATCGACATGCTGGGCAGCGTCCAGGACCCGGACTGGAACTCGTGGGTGTACGGGGCCTCGACGCCCGTGGTCGTTGGCGCACCGAAAGCCGCCTTCAGCCAGAAGCCGAAGGCCTCGGCATCGAGCGGCACCACGACGTCGCCGTCCGCCGTCACCGCGTCCTTGATCGGCGCCAGCGGATCCCGGCCGTAGCCGAGAAGCTCCGAGTTGAGGAGTGGCTGTTCCGCCCCGAGCGAGGTGCTGGCGAAGGGCATGCGGGTGAAGCCGCTGACGGGCGGCGTTCCATAGGTCGTTTCGAACGCAAGCGCCATCAGCGCCCGCGCCCCCTGGGCTCGTGCCATGTTCGTCTCCTGTGGTCGGTTGGGTCAGGCCAGCGGGTCGGCCGTGGAATAGTGCAGCACCACCGGGATCACGGCAGCCTTCAGGCTGGCCGCGCCCTCGACCGGCAGATCTACCGGGCGCGGGGCTTCCGCCTCGACCCAGTCGCAGAGCCCGCCCAGCGTGCGGTCGGCTGCGAGCGCCGTGCCGATGCTGGCTGTCAGCGTGTCGAACGCGGCATCACGCGCCGCGCCTGGGACCACCGCCTCGATCTCGGCGCGGTGCTGGTAGTGGTAAGTGAGCGGCGACAGGGTGACCTCGGGCTCCCCCGGCTCGCCGTCTCGCAGGATCAGCAGGCCTTCGGCCGGGACGCGCTCGGGCAGCACTTCGCCGCGCAGCGCGCCGGCGGGCAGCGCCGAGAGCCGCGCGTGCAGCGCGGCGAGGATGGTTTCGCGAGGGGTGGGCATGGCGACCACAAAACTGAGGTTGGATCGGAATACCGATCTTTGTTCCGGTCTGAACCGAAGCCTTCCGGTTCCACCGTCAGGCGGGAATTGCGCCTACCTTCTTCGCTCTTTCAACGAGTGCAGCATATTTCACGCCGTTCCCGGATGGAAAATGCATGCACCACGCCGCCAAAAACTGCTTCTCTCGGTCGAGGTCCTTGGCCTTGCTGAGAAGCACGGCCACACGCATCGGAAAGTGAGGTGCCGGCGTCTCGCCGATTTCGAGATAGCGCTTAAACGCGTCCGAAACCGTGCTGCATTGCCATGCGAGATCCTGATCAGCCTCCTTCATGAAAGCTCGAAAGGATTCCTCGTCCTGGCTCAGGAACTCCGGCGCTCCGGATGCCTGACCGTAACTGGTTCCGCCGTCGAGCATCTTCGCGGTGGCATCACGCATCGCGCGACTGTATCGCCTTTCCACCTCACTCGGATCCACGACGGGGGTTTCGGCGAACAGTCGGATCAGATCATCGACTTTCCGAGAAAGCTCGGTCGATAACTGACTGTCCGACACCGGCGTTCTTTTTGGCGGTCGCTTCGCCTGTTTGATTTCAATCCTCGCTGCGACTTCTTCGGCGAGCCTTGCGAGCGCGGGTTTCTGTCGCTCAGCCAGAGAAATGAGGTTCGCTGAAACACCGGCGTTCCGGTATTCTGCGATCTGCCAATCCAGTTGCTTCAGATGACTCGCGATCTTGGCCTCGGGCTTTCGGAGGGCCGTGATGCCGAGATCTTTGTTCTCCGCGAGAAATCGCTGCAGCTCCTCGATCGTAAGCGAGCGTTCTTGAATGTGCGCTTCCCAGCGCTGCCGACGATCCTCAGTGGCGGAGGCGGAAAGGGACTGGTGGCGAGATGGTTCGCCTCGGAAGTGGGCCAGCGCTTCTTCTTGCGCCTCCCTTTCGGTAGCGTACGCGTCGGAGAAGTGTGGGTCTTCCCGATCGCCGACGTCCGCAATGCAGTATTTCCAACCGCGGTCCTGCTGAAAGACCGTTATGCGCATCGAACCCTCGACCAACGTCGGGTTGCCGTTCTCTGAGACCGTCCACCGATTGGCAGAGCTCGGCGACTGAGCCGAACTCGATC